AAAACAAGAATCAGATTGGAAAAAGTATTACGGTTCTTGTCCTGAGTTAAAAGAAGATATAAAAAAGTATGGCAAAGAGATCTTCAGTAGAGAAATACTGAGTCTTCATGAAACTAGAGGTCTTTGTAATTATGAAGAGACCAAACAGTTGTTCTTAAATAATGTCTTATCTGAGTCACTTGACAACGGAACTCCTGCATACTATAATTCCAATATTCTCGGACGCTACATGCGTAAAGACTATGGTAACTTTGGAAGACACTCTGAAGACGACTCATGATTGGGCAGTTGACAGAATGCACACTCTATGCGAAATAGAGACCTATGACGTGTTAGAATCCGTAGAGAATGCTCATGCGATTCAATCGGAGTTTGCCGAATGGTTGGACCCCAACGTTGAAGACCATGAGATTTATTCTTTGGAATATCTTGGTGACGATTGAGTCACTAAATATCCCGTGCCGTGAAGAACATAATGTTCTTGTGACGGATGTCGATTTCTATTAATTAAATGTTTAACAAAATTCTTCTTGGTCTGCTTTCAATCTCTATTCCTGCTGCTTGTGCTTATCCAAGCATCATCGAAATCAAAAATCCACCTGAAGTTGATGTAACAGTCAACGAAGAAAAGGCAGTTGTCATTGAAGTGGTAGAGAAAAAGTGGGTATGTCCTGGATGTAATGAAAATGAAAAACACGTCCTTGAACAACTCCAAGAAAAAACAAATATCTCAGACAAGAATGCTCTTGCTACAATTCTGGGAAACATTAAATCTGAAAGCAACTTCCATTCCAACATTTGCGAGGGAGGGGCTAGAGTTCCTTACGACCGTTGCTATAGCGGGGGTTATGGTCTTATTCAGTGGACCAGTATAGGTCGTTATAATGGTCTCGGTAAGTTTGCTAGAAAGTATGGTTGTGATCCTTCTGAACTGAAGTGTCAGACACGTTATATGATTAACGAACCTATCTTCCAAAAGTATCTTCCTGAGTTTGAAGGAACGGGTCGTCCTGTAAGACAATATATGGTTGCTGCTTATTATTGGTTAGGTTGGGGCATCAAAGGTCATCGTGAACTTTATGCTTATGATTACACAAAGAAGATGATTTGGGCATGATAAACGAAGACTGGCGATATTCTGACAAAAGAATGAAACTCCGTGAGAAAGCACTCAATTTATTGTTTGCAAGATTTGGTTGTGAGCTAAATAATAATGGAGAACCATTATACTCTAACCAATCAATCTATGAGTGTGCTCATGATTGGGTATCTCAAGGAAATATGAGTACCTTTGGACTGGTTAGATATTATCAAACATATTACACATCATGAAAAAATTTTTCATTAGTATACTTACAGCAGTATCATTTTCTGTTCCTGTACTTGCAGAAGAATATAAGATCACCAAGGGTTATTATACGATGGATTCCATGGGGTGTATGATCTTGCAGGAGTGCATCGATGGAGTCAAAGAAGTCTTTAGTATCAATGATATTTCTAGTAAGTATCCCAATAATAATTTTGATTCTGTTGCTAATGAATTCAACAACATGCTTGTTGCCCTTAATCAAATCGGAGTTAAGGTGTTTTTAGCAGACCAAAAATACTTTCCAGTCGGGCATCGTGGAGTTTATCATACTGTGAGTAACAACTTTTATTTGAATGATGCTTTTATGCATCGACCACATGTTCTCATGACTGTAATGCGTCATGAAGGTTGGCACGCTGCACAGGATTGTATGGCAGGAACTATTAAAAATAGTATGATTGCCATTATCAAACCAGAAGAAGAAGTTCCTAAGTTATGGAGAGAGATGGTAGAAAAAATGTATCCTCCTTCTGCAGTGCCTTGGGAAGCAGAAGCAACATGGGCAGGTAAGACTGAAGGTATGACTGCTAAAGCACTCTCTGCTTGTGCTGCTGGTAAAATGTGGAATGTATATCCTCCCACACCTCTAACTAAAAAGTGGTTGCTTGAAAATAACTATATCAATAAATAATAAAATCCTACATAGGAAAACCAACCAAGAAGAGTTCTGTGAAAAAACTCTTTGTGTTATAATGGTGAACTCTTTGTTGGATATTAAAACTCAAGTATGACTAACTTAACAAGAGATGTATTAATCAAAACCATAGTTGCCGAAGAAATGAAAGAATGTGATGGTAATGATTATACAAAACAACTTAAGAATGTCTATCATAAATGGGAACACGAATCAAGTGAAGTTCTTTGCAAACAATATAATAAGATTGTGAATACAAATCTGACAGTAGATGTATTGACACCCTAAATAAAGTTGCCTTACTCTATACTCATGCTCGGAAACAAATCCAAAGCAAAGGTAGAAGAGAAAGACGACCACCATGAAGATAAAAGTGAAGTCCTTGGTAATCTAGTGAAAGTCGTAGTACTTATATGGTCTGCTTCTTTACTTACCTTTAGTTACGTTAGACTTCCTAATGGTCAAAAGATTTTAGATTTTGACCCTACCTTTATTGCATCAGTCTTTTCAGGATCACTTGCTGCATTTGGTTTAAGTCCTGCTAAGAGTGGTGGTGCTCAAGTAAAAGCACCTGCAAAAAAAGAACCTGAAGTTGTATCTGCAGTAGAACCCAAGAAATACTAATGAGAAAACCTACCGAGCAAGTTACAGAGCATATACCGAGTAAGTCTTCTTTTAAAATTATAGCATTGATAATTGGTGGAGTTATTGGTGTTGCTCATATTGGTGTTCTGGGCCATTTAATTAATGCTAGCAATACAATTAAATATCCAATTATTAATCTTCCTGACGGGAAATATTCTTCTTATAATGTACAAGTTGGAAAAGATGGGTATAAAATTGAGTATCGTGCAAATGATCCAAAGGTTTTGACCTCTGAAAGGTCAATGAATTCGGATAAAGACAGGAGGGGTCTCTTTGGTGGTGGAAGTGAGCAGAGAAATGAATATCGTCGTGATGAATATACTGCCGAAGGATATCGTAATATGCAAGGTGGAGGTGAAATAAATGCTGAGGGAAAGTCTGCAAAAGACATAGAGTGCATCGTGGCGGACGCTGGAGCACGGTCTCAAGGTGCGATGGCAGGAACTAGTATTGCTGCTGGTGCCATTATTCCTGCCGTTGCCAACATTCCTTATATTGGATGGTTAGCATCTGGATGGGCACTATTGCTTGGGCAGAAGATGGGTTCGGAAGCAGGGTCACAAGTTGGCAAAGTATTTAATGACTGCTAATGGAACATAAATTTAAGTATTATTGGGGTGGAGAAGACAACTGGTACACCAAAAGTAAGAGATGGGCAAACGAACAAAAGTTTCCCATCAATCATCTTGCTCTAGGTTTCATAGAGTGGTTATGGACTATGTGGATCCAAGGTAGAGTTGATATGGAAATGACTTCTGTTGAAAAACAATCAGAAGAACTTAAAAACCAGTGGGAAAAGGAAGAAGAACCACAAACTGTTATAGAATCAACACCATCAGAGGTTGATGGTCTAGATAATATACGCATCACAAATCAAGCATTTGTCCCAGATCCATGGGATTCTGATTGGAATGATGTTTTTATAAATCACAAAATGTGGTATAAGGATGAATCTGGTATTAAAACCTCTAACTGATGTAAATGATCCTGTTTGGTCTGTAATTATACTATTGGGGTGTGGACTTGCGTTTACAATGTACTGTGTCGTCTATATACTTCGTATGTCTTTCTCTGAAATGAACGATGATCGACCTGACGAATAAGGATTCTGAACAAGATTCTAAACTTGCTGTTCTAGAAAGTAGAGTAAATTATGAATTCTAGAGGGCAAAATATTGTTATTCAACAACCAGAATGTGATGGTTATATTAAAGTTGGTTTTTTTGAAGGATGTTTAGGTGATTTTAGTACATTACATTTAATTTTAATTTTAAGTGCATCTGGATTATTGCTCATCATCTGGAAATCTCCCTCTATTATAAAAGAACTAAAGTGGTATAAGTTTAGGCAAAGATATTATGATTTTCGTTCTGTAATGGAAAAGAAATTTTATAGGAAAAAGTAATGCAAAAAGTCATTAACATAATCGCACTTCTTTCAGGTCTTGTATCACTTTCAGTCGTTGGTGGTGGAACATATCTCTATCTCAACAAGGATGCAATGATTGAAGATGTAAGGGCAAAGGCAACAGAAGAAATCACAAAGGCAATCACAGAAGCACTTCCTGGAATGATTGATAGTGCTATGCCCGAACTTCCAAAAATGACGGGTGGAGTTGATACAGATTCTGCACAATCAGTTCCTAATATGACTGGTGGAGCAATTCCTTTCTGAAAATTTTCTGAAAACTGTTAAATAAAAGTAAAACATTATGACTACCATTAGAAGAAGAAAGACCAAGGATGCTGAAGGAAAATTCTTTTTATATGTTTTCTTCTTTCATCTCTGGAGTGGATTTATAAATCTGTTCACAAATAAGGATTGATGCCTGAGATAAAAGAAATCCAAATCAGGAGTCTGGATATTCCTCCAGTTCCTGATTGGTTAATGCAATATCCACAATCAATACCACCAATAGTTCCAGTAACACAAAATATTGGGACACCGATAGTTGATATGCCTGGTTGCGTAGAAGCACACCCTGATGGTAGTCCGCAACTAGCACAAGATGATCCAAGAGGTGCCAGGACTTATTGTGATGGAAGTGTGCCATCATTTAATCCTATTAACTTTGAACCCAATCAAACTCTACCGACTCAAAAACCGAAGGTAGATACAAGGCAACCTAAAACTCCCCCTGTTCCCGAGTTACCGATACCTAAAACCCCTCCTGCTAGTGCGGTCGTTGAGTGCCCCACACCAGCACAGCAGGCAAAGGAACCTGTAGGAACATATCTTGAAGGGTTCAGAAAGAAAGTTACTGACTATCAGTTGATTGGTAACCAGTGTATTCAGATTACGGAGAAGGTTCCACTACCAGAGCAAGTTATTGCTGGACTTCCCAGTCCTGGTGCTGTTATGACTACTGGTGGCATTGCAGTTGTTGCCACAGCATCAGCACTCGCAGCAAAACCGATGGTAGATATCCTGCTAAAGGTCATCAAACCAATGGTCAAGAAAGTTATGAAAAAGATTGCTAAGATCAGGGGGAAACAAGAGGAGATCTTGTCTGTAACGGAGCGCCGAGATCTTCAGCGCGAGAGGACGGAGGCGATACGGGCACTGAAGAAGGTCTTGAAACCGAAGGGATAGAATGTCTATGTGGAGGAATGACACCGCCAGGGTTAGTAACAATCACATCCGCACACACTTTATAATATGGAGACTTGGGGTGGAAATAAATGCCTTGTTTCTTCAACTCACCACAATTTTTGAGTCTGGCGATCTCAAAATCTAACCTTTTATTTGCGGTCAGTTGTTTTTGCAGTTCAATTTGAGTCGCTGCCGCTTCTTTACACTGGTCTTGGAGTTTCTTATCCTGAGGAATAGACCAAGTAGCACTGACACCTAACGAAAGATTATAGTTGTCTTTCTGTCCTGTTCTGGTAGGAACAGTGTATAAAATATTTCCAGGATTATCTAAAGACCCATCATCATTCAGGTCACGCATATCATATACTGGGTCATTATAATAAGGTTCATAAGGTTTCTGTATCGAACCAGAACCAGTAACAAATGGAGTGATATTCAGCGTTGGTCCTTGGCATTGAATTCCACCACCATAGGTGTTGGTGATGTAAGGACCTTGGAGGACTTGGATTGCTTGATTAGTAACACTACCGGATGAGTTAGCCACAGGAGCAGCAGTGGCACTAACGCCACCAACAGTCTCAGCAAGAACTCTTTGTTGGACCAGTGTTGGGGATAGTAATCCAAAAAGAATTGCTCCTATTACTGACTGAAAATGGAAGTTGTGTCTGTGACCGATTTTATTTCCGTGGTTCT